CTGGTTATTTGATCGCATCACAAGGCCCAGCATTTGCATCTCGTAGTAGCTGGCTTTTGTGTAATCAACCGAATCCTCATCGCCTGCGGTGTCTTGGTTGCCGAGGGTTTCGTTTACATAGTTGATTCGATGCTCGGGCTGGGAATCACACGATTTTGTGAGATCTAAGTAATGGCTGACCTCTGCAATTTGCGAGTATTTGTCAAAGTTCCGGTTGCCTTCTGCGGGCCTGCTGTCGCCCCCACCCGTTGTTTGCGCTTGCGTTACAACCATTCGGAAACCAGCCTGCTGCCCCGCGTAGCCGTTAGCGGCTGCAAAGATGTTGCCGCCGCTTGTGCCTCGCGTCACGTCAAGCACGGCCCCGGTGCTTAAGCCTTCACCATTGCGGACCTGCCCAAACGACACTGTCCGCCAGGTGTCATTCATGCCGTATTGAGCAATGTATTGGGGGTCGCTTGTTTCACTGCGCTGAACTTGGTAGAACACTTCTGCCCTGCCGTTGCTAGCGCCCACCCACTCTGATTTGACAGTACCTATTGGGTATGAACTGGCATTACCAAAGACTTCTTGGTAAAAAGCAGCAACTCGCCCTCTTGTTTGGTTGCCGGGCAAATAAGACTGTGATGTAGCAAACGTCGCAACTGACGTGACATCAGTTTTGGCTTTTGCGCCGCGCGTTTGCATTTCTACGTTATTGAAAAAGTTGTTAATCCTGATATATCTGCCGGTTGTTGTGACAGTAAAACTGCCATAAGGACCGTCGGAAAAGGTGGAAATCAGCTTGCCATTTGCTGCGTCAAGTTGCATCATCTCAGCCTCAGGACCAAGAGTCACAATGTCAGCGGCAGTCTTAGGCACTAACCGATATTCCATCTGGCGACGGGTGTTATGCGTAATCCTTAAATAGTTGAACATCTTGACGGGGCTCTTCCCTGTAATTGCAAACTGATCGCCAATAACTTCCCAGTCTTGCGGCCTGTCATTTTCAGACGTAATTGGGCGACCTTGCATAACAAACACACTGGTTCGCTCGAAGTATTCATTCAAACGCCCTTCTCTTACAATTACATTGTTCTCGTCGTACTCTTCCAGATCATCAGGACTAGGAAGACTTTTAAAGTTGCACATGCCATTGGCACGGTTATAAACTGTGCTTTCTAGTCCAAGTTCAGTCACATCTACAGGTCTTGTGTTCCTGTATGTAGCTAGCTTAAATTTCAGTAAGGGGTAGTAAAAGTTTGGAACAAAGCCCGCCTCTTTGTTGTTCCTTTCAGGGTCAGAACCACCCTCGTAGTTAACTGGAAACTGCGTTGCAGCACTGCCAGACAACCCAATGCGAGTCGCTCCAGGGGTTGCGGTTGTCTCGACAAAGCGAAGCGTCACCGTAACGCTGTTGCCGGGGACAATTACATCGTCATCGTCTTCAGGGTCGCGTTGATCCATAAAAAAGATCCCTTCACTTCCAGCTGCACGCTTAACGACCTGCCAAATTGTCCGGCCAATCATGATCATCTGGCCAATTGACATAGCATCATCAGCGGCTTCTCTAATTCGCTCCGTAATACCGCGCATTTCCTCAACGTCTGTTTCCTCTTTGTTCAAGGCAAAAGTTGTGTCCTCATTGCCTTCTCGTCTTGGATTAGTGGAGTTGATATAAAAATCGACCTCATCACCTTCGCCGCAGTCAAATAAATTCTGGTAGTCCCAGTCGGCTCTGGCAGGTCTGAAGGTCTGACCATTGGCCCGTCGAAGTTCAACCAAACCCATCAATGGGCTGTAACCACGCCCGATGCCAGCTTGACCATCACCACGATCTTCTTGCTTGCTGCCGCATACTTTGCGTCTGCGGTCTTTGACTAATTGCTCTTTGTCCCCATCGTCTTCATTGACTGGACCCATAGGGATGATTTCATAATTAACCTTATAAGTGTTCCCGTTTCGAATGGCCCCATAGGCGCCAAACTCAGCGTTGTTGGAAGGCGTGATGATTTGGCAAAAGCCTGGAGCCTCCTCGACAGTATTAACAGGGCACAAAAACGGATCGGTGTTATTTGAGCCAGTAGGAGACGGGTCCGCAGTCTGCGGGTCAACGCGAGTTCCAAACAGCAGCGCATTGTCTGGTCGCCACTCACGATGCTCAGTCACCTCTTTGCTAGTCGCCTGCGGCCTGCCTTTGCTCCAATAAACCGCAATCTGTTCTTTGGTAAAACCAGCCGCGACGGCCTGGCCCAGGTAAATGCCGCTGAGGTTTGGAAGACTGCTTCTGTCTTGGTCTATTGCCTCCCCTATAACAAACAGACATTTGGCAATTTGCTCGTTGCCAAAACTGAGCATCCGTGACCATACCAATTGAGCGGGTGAAAATATGCCGCCAATACGATCCTCGTAAGAATAGTTGCCAAACAGCACTGGAACAGTGCTACCCAGTTTTGCTACTTCCTGACCAACATCGATGCCTTGCGTCTGATTAAATTTCTGGCGACCTACCTTATCTTGTAGTTTGAGATTCCTTTGCGGGTCTTGCTCGTCTGCTTCTGGAATGCTGACCTTTGGTTGAAGTAGGACACTCGCTGCGGTTAGCAGGACTCCAACAACAAGGTTTACGACAATGGCTGCGACAGTGCCATTATTAACCTCAGGAATGATGTCGTACTCTTTTGCCCTCGTATATTTCGCGCTTAAAACTGAGTTTCGATAGTTTAGATATTCCTCTTTGGTGCAATCCAGCGCATCAATTAACTGCTTTTCATAGGGCAGTAACGGTAAGTCCTGAAACTGGGGAGCGATCTTAAATTGACCCATGTCACTTGCTCCAGTGGAGGAATTACGCATATACACCCCTGCCGCCAGATAAACCCAAAAGTTGGCTGGTTAGATCGAACCCAGACGATGTCACCATCTTTTGTGTCCGCCACCTGCTCGCCCCATTGTAATAGCGCCTGCCGATGAATATTTGCGCCCGCCTCATACCAAGTGGTTTCAATTGCAGGCATCGGAATGCCTAGATCTTTAAGTCCTGCCGCAACGGTATGAATGCAGTCGATTGTTCCATCACTGCCGTCACCGCCTAGGCGGAAAGGCATTCCAATCAATGAGTTACAGGTTAATTCCACCACTGATGGGCAAGGGTCCGACTTGGGAAACCTCCAGATTGCGGGTTGGAACGTTGGCAGTAACCGCGTCAAGAATTGACGTGAGGCTCAGCGCAAGGCTTTCTCCTTTCCAAATCCCGCCTGAAACTGCTCCGACATACGAATACAGAGTGGTCAAACTCTTAGCTTCAATATCTGTGACTGCGCAGGTCAAGACTTTCGCTGTCCACTTCTGAATCACAGCGTTATTGACGAACTCTCTGATTAACTCCTTGTTGGCGAACACAATATTTGCTTCTGAGTTTTCCCCGGACCTGTTGAAAGTCACACCGCTGAAACCAAACGGTGCAAATTGGTAAGAATCATCCTGCTCCCTGCAGGTGCCACCGATAAAGAAGTTCTGGAACCGGTAAGCCACACCACTGGGTGGCGTAAGCGTTAGGCAATGGCAGAGAGCAATTTGAGTCGTCATAATCCGACCTGCCTACGGGCTGATGGGTTCATACGAAGACGACGTAGTGTCTGTGCTTCGCCAATCTTGGCACCTTGTTTTGCACCTTCAGCCGCTGCAAACTGAGCAGCTTCTTGCATCTGTTTGACCGTCGCATATTCGACTCCATTAATGACGCGGGTGTCCATTTGAATAGGCTGCATTGCAGTGGCGGCCCCACCGCCCAAGGGGTCTTCTCCTTTGTCTGCTGCTTTCTGTTCGTCGGGGCTCATTCGGTTGTAATTAGACAGAGCAGCTTTGGAATCTTGATAACTAAGAACAGTGCCAGGTCCATCCGGTACGAAAAGCTCGGGCCCTCTTTCTCCTATCAAACTGGTCTGACCAACAGGTGGTCGGCCGCCCTCGGCAAAGGGACTAATCATTCCCCCGCCGCCAATCTCGGACACGCTATTAAACATCCCGCCGCCACCGCCACCACTACCGCCCGTCAAGATTCCAAGGGCTTTCATCATCAGCGCCTTAGCGATCATCTTCGTTGCCATGTCGATAAAGGCTTTTCCAATACCGGCAAACATGTCCGCAAATGCTTCTTGTGCAGTCTTTGTTCCATCGACTAATCCGGTGAGAGCACTGGACATCGCAGTGCTCAGCTCGCTCTCAACTGTCCGTGCCAAGTCAACAATCATCTGATCGGTGTTGCCGATCTCTTCCTGGAGCTGGTTGAAATACTGATTGATTGGGTTGGCGTTGTTGCTCTGCAACCGACTTAATTCGGTTTGAAGGCTTGCCAGCTTCTCTTTTCGTTCTGGGCTCAGATTGGACCCCTCAATTTCTGCAAGGGCTTGCGTTAGTTCGACCTGCCGCTTCTTTTCATCTGTGATCTGGCTCTCAAGCTCGATCGCGTTTTGAAGTTCTAAGACCTGCTCTTCAAAAGCTTTGGTCTGCTCGGTCGTGAATTCCTTCTCTGCATTTTTAATTGCTTGCAGGTCGGTCGCATACTTGACGCGTTCAAGCTCTTTCTCTGCAATCTTGCTTGCAGCAGTGATGTTGTCCTGGTCGATCTTCTGCAGACTTGCGGCTAATCCGGCTTTTAGTTGCTCTCTCTGCAGATCGAAGTCTTGTATAGAAGCTTCCTTACCGACAAGCGCAAATCTTTCTTGCTCAATACGGAGCAACTCTTGCTGCAACTGCAGCTCTACTCGCGTCTGAGCCGTGGTATCTGCAGGTCCAGATTTGCTGCCTTTGCCTGACCCGCTGCCGCCACCGCCGTCTAGAGAACTGACAGGTTTTGTCGGTGGCTCCGCTAAACCTTTCTTCAGATCATTAAGCCTGGCCTGCTCTTTTAACAGTTCGCCAATTCTCTCGTTATAGAACCCATCCCGTCTGCCGCCGTTTGTCCCTAACTTTCCTGCAGTCTCTGCAAGCTGTTTATTAACTTTGGCTAGCGCGTTGTCCGTACCAATACCTAGGAACTTATTAAGTGCAATGGCCGCATCATTTATGACGTTTGCAATACCTGTAAATATGTTCTGAAATGCCGCGCCAATAGGGGCCAATAATTTACCCACATTTCGTTGCAGGTCGCCTAATGCTTTCTCTAGTCGTGCGCCTGCATTTTCTGGGGCGTCACGAATAACTTGTGCATTTTCCCCAAACTGTTCAAATAATTTCTTGGTGAACGCTACAAAGTCCTCGACTGTGACTTCACCTCTTTCGAGAGCCTTATCCAACTCAGCCGGTGTCTTGCCTACTGCTTTTGCAAATAACGCAAATGCACCTGGCAAACGTTCACCAATCTGGCCTCGTAATTCTTCTGCTTGTACCTTGCCCTTACTGAATACCTGCGAGGTTGCGAGCAGGATCCCTTGCAGACGTTCGCTGTTACCCCCAAGAGCCAGGTTGGCTGCGGCTAATCCTCGGTAGACCTCTGCAGTTTCATCGATTGATATTCCGTTAGCAGTTGTTGCTGCTGTCAGCTTGGTGAATTGCTCAGTCGTTGTGCCTAGGTCTTGCGTGAACTGGTCAGATAGTTGCGCAATATCTTCTAGAGCCGTTGTGTAATCAGATCCCGAGGTGACGCCTCGCAACGCCAACTCGAATTTGGCCGTTTCTGCAGCGGCTATTGCTGCTTGGTTGGCGTAGTTAGCTGCTGCTCCGGCTAAGTCAGTTAGTGCGCCAACCGCTGCGCCCGCTGCTGCACCTGCAGCTCCGCCTACTCCGCCACCAATTAACGCGCCTTGGGATGCTCCCTGCAGACCCGAAATACTAGATAAACCCAGCGCACCAGCAGCAAAAGCGCCTTTTCCTGCTCCCTTTCTTAATTTATTGGCCTGCTTATTACGCGCTAATCGTTGTTCAAAACTAAGACCCTTAGTTCGCGCATCCTCTACTCTCTGCAGTTTTCTCTGTGCCGCAGATTGCTGGTTGAGTAGGCGAAGCTCTTCCTCAAATCCGGCAATTCTTCGTTTCTGAGCGGCCTCTCGTAACCGCGCAGAATTGGCAAGATTTGATTCACTCTGCTTTATTGACTTTCCTTTTTCTGCAAACCCGTTCCGAACCTGAGCCTGTCGTCTGTAAATCTCCTGTAACTCTTTGTTCTTTGCAAGAATCTCAGACTCGACTCGATTTACTTTGTCGACCTGAGTGGCAAGAGCCTCTGCCTCAGCGGTTATCCCTTTTGATAATGCAAGTCCCGTTGCCAGATTAGTGGCAAGCTTATTTGAATCACCCGTTGAGATAACGGCTGCCGTTGATTTACCAGAGCTGTCCCCTTTCTTCTCATTAGTACGGACGTTGACCGTGATGGTCCGGCCTAGTTTGTTGATGCGATCTTCTAACTGCTTAATTGCAGCGTTTGCGCCCTTGGTATTGAGCTTGATTGTTTGGGCGCGGGTCTTTAATACCAGCGCCTTATTCAGCTTGTTTACTGAAGCGTTTACCTTGTCAAGCTGCTTCTGAAGACTGCTTAGTTTGCTCTGGCCGACAACGCCAATGCGGACATCGGCCGAATAATTTGCCAATTCCCGCTCGACCTAACTGGACTGAGTCTACCTAGTAAGATTGGGGTGCCCCAGCGAGTTGACGCTCCTGAGGCTGGACAACCTGATCACGAGGTCATCATGGCTAAGGCTAAACCGTTGCCGCCTGTCGAGGTGCTGCGCAAATTCTTTTCATACGATCCCGAGACGGGGATTATCACGAGAAACAAGAGAACCACCAACCGCAACAAGGCTGGTGAGACGGTGGGTTGGGTTAACCCAGGCGATGGTTATATGCGCTTTGAATTCAATGGAAAAGTCATAAAGAATCACCGCCTTGCGTGGAAACTAATGACTGGCGTCGAGCCTCCTCAGGAGATCGACCATATCAATCGAGACAAACTAGATAACCGCTGGGTGAACTTACGAGAAGCTAGTTACGCCCAGAACCAAGCAAATAGAACTCGACGCAAACACACTTATCTTCCCGGCGCCCGTCGAACCGTCACTGGTCTTTGGTTTGCTACCGCCAGCGGAAAACACCTAGGGATGGCTTCGTCGGAACAAGAAGCCCACGATGCCTACGTCAAATGGCACCGTGAGCACTACGGCGAGTTCAGCGTCTTTGCCGCGCAGCTTTCATCGCCTGTTCTTGACGCCGGTTGAGAATCCCAAAATAGGCAGACCAGCCGAGCAACTCTTCCATCGTGATGTTGTCGTGGAGCTGCTGCACCGTCATGCTCAACTCCTTGGCTACGCCATAGGACAACATCATCCAATCGTCTTTCTCAAGCTCCTTTTCTAGTGCTTTTGAGATCTAGCTCCTGTTCCTCCTCTGGAGTTTGGATTACTGCCAACATCAATGACTGCAGGTCTTCATCCCTGACTTCGTTCTTCAGCACCGCCAGATCGCCTGGACCAAATAGACGACCGCCATTTTCGTCGGTTGCCTTGTTGACCAGAAGCTGCAATGCGAAGGCATTGATGTCATCCGACTTGGCATCTTTATTGGCCTTCTCGCGCTGCGCCATCGTTAGCGGCGTGCAATAAAACTCGAATAGATCCCCGCTGGCAAGAGTCACTTCCCGCTTGCTTGGTTTCAGATTCGCTGCCTTCTTTAGCCGGTCGAGAGCAGAGCCCATGTATGCAGGTACCTAGTTCAGTAAATACTACTGCATTAAAAAAGCCCCGCCTATTGACGGGGCTAGGTAATAGCCGTCAGATCACAATGTGAATGCTGTTGGCTGTCCTGACAAGGCGTAATTCACCGTTGCAGTGGTGACATCTTCAGGTGAAACCGTGAAGCTGAAACCAAGAATCGAGATCGGAGCCTCGATATACGCTGATGCGTTGTTATCAATCTCGCCTGCTGTGCAGACGGTATTGATATACAAACGGATCTGTGCTCCGTTCTGATCAGTCATCAGAGATGACTTCAAAAGCCGGGAAGACATAGTGCCTTGCTCCGATGTGAACTGCACAGTCAACGAACCGGTCCCGTCAATAAAGCCGGGTTGATACGTCTTGAAGGGGGCAAGACCACCTCCACCACCTGTCGTTGAGCAACCACAAGAAAGTGAAGTTGTCTCAATCTGCTCTCGGTCGAGGCTGAGGTCAAAGCTGGTCACGTTGCAGACTGACGTGAAGTCAGACAGCTTCATGTTGATGTGACCGCCAACGGTGTCTTCCGAGAGGGTGTTGGTGAAACCAACTGCCGTACCGCCAACACTGGCCGAAACCTGTGCTTTGTTAGAGGTGATGTTGGTGATGTAGTAGTCAGTTCCTTCTGTCAGGCCGGTGACAAGAGTTGCACCACCTTCAATAGTGAACTGGACTGCATCACCCACCAGAAAACCATGCCCATCAGGCAAGGTAATCAGACCGGGGTCTGCTGTTGGAAAATCACTGAAATCAAGCAGGCACAAGGATGTTCCTGCCGGGGTCATCGAAACAGACCCAGAATTTCCTGATAAAACTGAGCCGCCGCAAGCTACGGGCATTGGTTTGAAAAGACGAAGGACGTTTCGGGCGTACTTCGGGCGTTAACAGGTCACTGACCTATCTGGACTGATCTTAGTAGTTACCTGAGTCGTGGCCCTGCGTGTCGTCATGGGTTTTCTCTAGTTTCTCAATACGCTCGTTGAAATGCTTGTTTGCATCCTCTTGAGTTTTTAAACCGTTTACCGGTGTGACTAGCGCCACCTCTTTGGTCAGTGCTGTTTCTTCCTTGGTCGCGCGGCTTCTGCGAGTGGGGTTCGTCAATTTGACGGTCTTAGTAGTCAGACGTTTTGTTCCGCCACCTGTTGGTTCTTCATACCTGGCGCTAACTGACACGCTCAATCGCACCATATAAAAAGGTGCTTCCGCCAAAGCGAAGAATGCAGGACCTGTCATGTCGCCAACCCAACCAACAGCGCCGGTCGCTTCATAGCCGTTGCAGCTATTTAACGCGTTTAACGCTTGCATCACAGGAGTGATCATCTCCTGTGAGCGAGCCGGGCCTGTGTTTTTGGCGGTATAACACTCAACGACTAATGAACCGCGCAAGTTTTCCAAGTTGCCAGACAACACGCGGGTGGTTGTTGCTCCGAACTGCAGGTTGATCGTTGCGTATTCCTGGCCTGCGTCAGGCACAGTAAAAGCTTGGTTATCGACGTAGCAAGGCACGGGCGTATCCAAGGCCGCTAGTGCATCGATTACTGGTGCCTCGAACACGGCACGTACAGCTTGGAATGACATCAGAACCTCCTAAAAACGTTGGTGATTTTTCTGTCCAAGACAGCGGGCATCTTGGCGTTGAAGTAAGTGTCAAACCAATCTCTCGGAGCGGTAAGCCTGGCACCCTCTGCACTCCTAGCCCCGCCCTTGAGTATGTCTTGCGCGTACAAGCGATATTCCGACCTGTTGCCGATTGTGTATCCGCCAAGGTTTGGTGACTCCGGTACTTCTGCAGTTGTGTATGAACGCGCAGCAGGTGTCTTAGGTACTTTTAACGGGTTGGCAATGTTGGCCACGATCTTGGTCTTGCCTGGCTGAACCTCCCAAAGAGTTTCAAAGAAACCTGTGTAATAAGGCCCCTCCCGTTTGAGGTCATAGACAACCTGTTCCGCTGCTTCCTGTAGTCCCTCCTCCAAAGCAGCTTTAAAATCAGGAACCAACTGACTAAGAGGTTTGCCC